CAGCGGTCTCTACAGAGTCTCCCCCGAGCAGAACAGGACCAGTCAGAGAGCCCTCTCTCACATCGTAGATGCCGGCACGTACAGCAGCACGGATACGACCAAGAACTTCATCCGCAGTCTCCTCGACTGGCTCAGGCCAATGCTTCAACTCGAAGATGCGAGCCCGGCACGCTGCCCGAATGAAGGCGTTCTGCACGTCTTTGACCTTGCGTGTGTAGTACGCCGCCTGCAAGAAAAAATTAGAGAGGTAACGCATGTCTGCTTCTCCTTGTGAGGTAACGAATGTACGCGCACAGCTCGTTCGCGATCCTAAGCGCAGCGTGCGTGTCAAACTCACCGTCTTCTTTCCAGCAGCGTGTAGCATAACCCACCGCTATGTGGATGTTCTCAACGTAGTTATCCCTGTCCATGATCTGCGGAAGTTCACGATCACACGGGAAAATCTCAGGCTCGTACCGAAGGTCGATCATACTATTCCTCGTCATCGAAGACGATTTCAGTAGCACCGCCGTGACCGTGTATCTTCTCCAGACCGTCTATGTCGTCATAGATACCCAAGCCCGGTACACCCGCCTGGGTCGTTGTCCATTCGATGATTGCTTTACCACTGGGTAGTATGACACCGACCGCAACGACACCAGTGCCCGACACACCCGACTCGTCCACTTCACGATTGAGGTGGAAGCGGCGCATCTTCGGAGGCTTCGTCGGGTTCGACTTCTCTTTCTCTTTGCGTTCGGAAGCAAGGCGTGCTTGCACACGCTCCCGTAGTGCCGGAGGGAGACCTTCGACGAGTGTGTCGCGGTACGACGGATTCTTCATTACGAGCGGTCTGCCAGGAAGCGGCGGGCCAATGACTTCACACTGTCGAAGGCTGAATGTCCAAGGATGTAGGTCAAGTCATCTTCCGTGAGAATCTTCTCTTCTGCATCCAGCCACTCAAGTGCCTGCTGACTAGTCAGTGTACCACGCTTTTGCTCTTCGCAGAAACTGAGAGCACGAGACGAGGTTTCACCACCAAGTACTTGAACCCCGGGAGGGGCATTCGGATCAGGTCCCGGTGTAGTTTCCATCCCTTCGTATTGTGCATATCGGCGGAGACTTTCGTCCTGAGAGGCAGGCTTGAGGCTGGCGGTGTCTTCATCCAAGACCTGTGCCTCACGACTCGGGTCTTCAGAGAATGGGTTTGGAGCAACAGGCTGGTGTGTGATGCCCGGCTTCTCATCCTTCTTGGCAGCCGCAGAAAGCGCAGCAGAGCGCTGCCGCTGTCCTTGAAGGTCACGATCATATTCCTCTTTCGTGACCGGCACGAGCCAGCCCTTCGCGACGGCTCGGCGGAAGTCGTGGGCCTTCACCCACATCTCACGAGGGAAGTGGTCCGTCAGGACGATGGGGAGCTTCGAGCGGGGGATGCCGCCAGGCATGCCACCCTTGTCGCCCAACTCACCAAAGCCGACTGACACGACACCGTTCGTGGTATTTCGGACGATCAGAACATCATCGTCGCCATACAACTCATGCATGAAGGCGCGAATCTTGTCCTGCTTCTCGATCTCCTTCACTTCTTTCGCACTCACGATTTCCTTTGCCATGTCCGTCCTCCTACAGCTTTTTCGAACCGGCGGCGACCAGCCGCTTCAACTCTTTAATCGCCTTCTCATCTGGAACCCAACCCTGATGCTCTGCGAAGATTTCCAAGAGGCGGTAGTACGCTTTCCGCTGTTCCTTATTCAGTTTCATTCTGCTGCTCCTTGCCCCGTTTGTTATGTCCACGCCGGTACTGATTGTACTTCTCGGGGTCTCGTTTACTCATATCTGTCTTGAGTCCACACCCACAGGCGCAGAGAGGGGCGGCTGTTGCATCCAGCGCCCGGCGCATCGAAGGGCATCCATGTCGTTCGAGATGGCACCACTGATCTTTGGCGTTCCAGAACTTCTTGTCACACCAAGGGCACGCCTTAAGCATCTCCGCGATTCGATTACCCATGACTTCATTGTCCTGCCGTTTGGTCCAAGAAAAGGCGGTGTTACCCGCCTTTTCTACCACCATCCTCAGCCCAGCACTACTTGGTCCCGAGGGCCACTCCACGGGGGTTGATCACGACCTGCGAGATCAACTCGTAGAAGAGCCATGCGTATCTCGGCTCCCCGAACACGAACTTGTTTGCCGGCTCGGCCATCAGTTCCACACGAATCGGGAACACGCCGAGGTAGTCTGGATCGGCAAGTGCGAACACTTTCCCCGGAGGCACGATTTCCCAGTTGACAGCGAGACGGCCTAGACCGCCCTGTCCAACTCGTGTACCCGCTGTGGTGATGATATCCGCGTTGAGGATTCTACCTACGTAGCCCATCATCAACCACTCGCGCTCTGTCACAGGATCAACCTGTTGCGAAAGGAAGATCACCATGTCAGAAAGCTCACGACGGTTGATGAGGAACTTCGAGACCACCAGGCGGTGCCGTTCCACTTGGAAGCGGATCGACTCCAGTGCCTGGAGGTTCAATGAGGAAAAGCTGACCACATCGTTGAAGTTGGGTGCCGCTGCCGTGAGGACGGAGATCAAGCCCTGATCTTCCTGACGCATGATCGCTTGCTTGGCACGGTCTTGCGCTCTGTCCAACACGTCGAACTGCTTTTGGAAAACTTCCGAGATTCGAATCGACGGGAAGGCCGTCACTTCGTACTCGGGTGGGAAGATGTACCGATCCGACACGCGGGTCTCGACTGCGCGACCGTCGCTTGATACGACGAACGCAGCCACGTCAACGTCGCGGTCGATTCTGTTGACCTGTCCCTGCGCCAGGGTGTAGGTCTTGAGGATTCTCCGAGCGAAACCTTCGTAGTCGATGATCTCTTTGATCGGCAAAAGCAACTCTTGCCCGATCTTGGCGAAGCCCTGACCGCTCGGGTCAGAGAACGCCTGCAAGAAGATGTCCGCTCTCTCAGAAGGCGAGATGTGCTCAGCAGTCACGGAACGAGGAGAGACGATCCTCTCTTCGCCCTTGGCCACGAGGTCAAGCAGGTGCTGAGCCTGCCGGAGGGCGTCTTTCTTGTCGTAGGCGTTGGTCTCGTTGTTCTTGTCGAACATCGGAGACGCCGACTTCTTCGAGTCGCCCGCTGCGGTCTTTCCACCGAAGCCCTTGGGCGACTCTGGATTGAGAAGGGCCGCAACCTTCTGTCGCGTCTCTTCATTTCTCACAAAGGGGTTTGTTGCAGCCATCTCTTATCAACCTCCCGGTTATTCCGTTCTTGTTCCGCCGTCTCCTTACGCAGAGACGGTGCCGGCGACACCTAGCCACTGGAGCGCCAGGAATGGATCGGATGCTGTTGGGACACCGGTCACTACACCGACGATGTACCTCGTATTGGTAGTACCAGCAGCTTCGTTCGTGAACAGTCCCGCGCCGAGGGCATGTCCTTTGTTCGTGCAGTACAGGGGCTCACCCACAGCATACGAAAGGTTGGTGCAGAACTGATCCGTTGTGAATTCACCATACCCCTTCCACACGGTGGCCTTTTTGCTGCCTTCCGTGTCGTCCATTGCGCCTTTGAAGTTCACGCCTCGGAAGTTCTTCTCGAAGTCGTCGTTGAGCGTGAAGGAGTAGGTCGCTTCCCACACGTCGCCTGCGACGTTGGTCTGGCTTCCAGACACGATCGGGGTGATCACACCCGTCACACCATTGACCGTGTAGTCGGTAGTAGCCACGAGAAGAAACCCAGGACCGGTGTTCGCAGCCGTGACGGTTTTCACCTTCAACGAGGGGGATGTGCTCGAAGTACCCGCGAGGTGCGAATCATGTGCGAGGGCAATCGGGGTGGTCACAGTAGTCGCGAGGGTGATCTGCTCCCCAACCTGTGATGCATCTTGTGCAACAGTTGTGAGGCGATCTTCACCCAGGATACCGATCGGCTTGTTTGTGACCGACGTGTTCGGACCGGTGTTGGAGCTACCACAGACAACAACGGTGCCGTCTGTATCACGGGCAGCGATCATGCCCGCCCGATAATCGACCGTTCCTACTGCATCGAAGCCCGTGTTCGAACTCGGGGTAATTACCTTTAGTGCCATCTTTCGAACCTCCGCAGGGTATCTCTATTACCCTTAACTGTTTTACCTGAAGATTTTGCCTACTTTCCCTTAGGCTGACGCCCCACGGGGCTTCCCGTAAGCCGATGCCGGGGGCCGATTCCCGCGCTCGGCGTTGGTCGGAGCCGCTGATATTGTCGAATTCCCGGCCCGGACTGCCTTCGATACGGATTCGTCAAAACCCTTCTGGGCAGTCTCACCTGGGTGCATTCCTGTGATGCCACCTACGTTTCTGGACGCACGCTTGTTCAGATGAAGCCTGGTAGCCTCTTCCATGGCTGCCAACGCTTCCGCCTCACCCACCGTGCCTGCTACGTGATCAGTCGAGGCGGCAGTGACCGAGCGGGCAGCCATCTGATCTGCCTGTGCCTTCACCTCTTCGAGCGCCTCCGGCGACATTTCGGTATACTCAAGGGCCTTTCGCATTGCTTCATCGAAGTGCGCCTCAACTACCGGACCACTGGCGATCCGCTCCGCCAGCTTCCCATCAAGACCAGACGACGTGAGGACTTCCCACGCGGCACCCTTGATCGGATTGTCGAATACGTTTTTGTCCTGCAACTTGAGGGCGAGCTTCATACCCTCGATGAACCGGACTTTGAAGTCTTCGTTCAGCTCGTCGGCCAGGTCAGCGGCCTTTGCCTCTGCTGCCTTGATGAGCTTCTCATTGTCGAGCACGGTCTCTGCCGTCTTCGGCGTGTTGTCGCCCGCACGGATCGCACTGACGCGAGTCATGGTGGGCTCCAGACCGTCTTCGAGGATCGCCGTCACGAGCGCAGTGCCGTAGTCACGGCTGGAGAACTTCTCCCACTGCTCGTTCAAGTACTCTCCCCAAGCGTTCGCGCCGGTCACCATGAAGAGCGGCGTCTCACCATCGAGGATGCGCCAACCTGCTAGGCGCCGATCC